GAGAATTAAAAATAAGTAAGATTGTAAAAAAGATATGTGATACCTGCCACGGCAACGGTTATATTAGGGTGGCAACAGGCAACACAGCAATAGATTTTAGAGACAACAGTCAGGTGCATCAGTGCTGGGACTGTGATTCGGAGGGAGAGTTTTATGAGACGATTGATGTTGATCTTATCGATGACGGTGATTCTGACAAGTTGCACTAAACTAGAGTTTGATGGATTTGATCCGGCAACGACAGCTTTGAGATGGGTTATAACACATGAAGGACGTTAATATAGCATACATCGCAGGATTATTTGATGGCGAGGGAAGTATTACCTACAAACAATACATGCGCAAGAGATCCCATAATAAGAAAGCTTATCCTACCTGGTCTATAAGAATGGAGATTGCCATGACAGATAGATCTGTTCTACTCTGGATCTATGAATTTTTAAAAATAGGCACCGTATCTGAGAAGAGATATAAAACGAAGTATACCGTAGGTTGGAAAAAACAATGGCGTTGGCGTTGTCAGTTTAGAGATGCTTTTTATTTCTGCTGTCTGATATATCCTTATTGTCATGTAAAAATGGATAAGGTACAAAAGATCATAGATCACTATTCTAATAGAAAAACTTTTAAGTTTAATGGTAAGGTGGTCAATCTAAAAGAGTATAAGGAGGCGATGAGTTTAGAATGAAATTAAAATTTTATCTATGGATTATGGGTTGGTCAGGCAAGATCAACAGCTGGGCGTGGCGAAAGCAGGCTGCGATTGTTAGAGATAATAATCGTAAAGATGAAGAAGATTATTTAAAAGAGCTAAAGAAAAAATTATGACGGTTGGATATGGATTAGGTATGTTTGGCTATAATATGATCTGTCTGGCGATAGGACTGATGATAATATACTTTGTTATTAAAAATATAAAATGATGGATGATAAAGATTTAGAGGAATATCACAACATTGGTCGAAAGATAAAGAAAAATAGTAAATATAACTATGTAGATGGTCGACAGATCACGGACCAAGGATCACGGGTCTATGACGTGGCCGGTTATGTGTTGCCGAGTGTCACGACTATATTATCACGGACCAAGGACCAGGAGTTTCTAAAAAATTGGAAGGCAAAGGTCGGCGAGAAAGAGGCCGAACGTATAAAGAATTTATCGAGTGTGAGAGGAACCGCAATGCACAAGTATCTCGAATCATATATTGAAGGAATAGGATACGAGGATTTGACAGATACGGGTCAGCAGGCGAAGTCCATGGCCGAGAAAGTTATAGAGATAGGTCTAGCTCCAGTCGATGAATACTATGGATCGGAGGTTACCATGTATTACCCAGGACTGTACGCAGGCCAGACCGATCTTGTCTGCGTGCACAATGGGAAAGATACCATAGTAGATTTTAAACAATCCAATCGTCCAAAGCGGGAAGAGTGGATTGATGATTATAAATTGCAGATAGCAGCATACGCCATGGCTCATGATTATGTGCATGGATCGAGCATAGAACAGGGAGTGATAATGGTATGTACTCCTGACCTATATTATCAAGAGTTCTGTGTTTCGGGGGCTGATTTAAGATCGTGGAAACATAAATTTCTCAAACGGTTGGACATGTATCATGACCTAAAATTTGATGAAAAAGAACAAGCAAATGTAAATATAAGAAAGGAGGATTTTAAAAATGAATAATCAGATTAGAATGGTTCTAATAAAGAGATACGAGGCAGAGATCGAAGATGCAAAGTACAAGATCAAATGTTATAGCGATCAAGAACTTATCATACCTGAGCATCCAGATATAACTGGTGAGGTCGATAAGTTGTTAGCTAAGATATCTGCTGCTGAAGACAAAATGGCAGTAATGGAGCTACATTATGGCAAGATTAAGGCAAAAGAAGTATTATAATTCGACACCTAGGGTGTCGATTAGGTGTCGGCAGGGTGTCGCAAAGGTATCGCAAATTAGAGTTGATATGGGTTTGTTCTCTCTTTACCCCTAAAAATTCGACACTTGCGATACCCTTGCGATACCCTTGCGAGGGGGGGGGTGTCGAAAAATTAGCGTTGTATACCAACACTAATAGCTTGATTTTAGCATTTGCGATACCTTTTCAGTTTTTTTTATTTTTAGCGCATGAAAAAAAAAATTTACCCATTTAGGTGTCGAATTTTTAATTGTGGCAAGAATATGGCAACTAGACGAATTATTGTGCATGTGATAGATACGTTTTATGCCTAGGAAAAGACGAAAAAGAATCGCAACTGAAGTTGCTCCCGAGATACCTTATCCGAGAGTCAGAGTGGAGTGGATTGATTGTGTCAGTGACTCTGGCTGGGCTACCGATAAAGAGTTTGATAAGATGAAACTAGCAAGACCTGTTAATGAAGGTTGGTTATATTCTAAAGATAATAAATCAATAAAGTTATTTGCATCTTACGATAAAGATGATGATGGAATTACTTTTGGGGATCGGACGATGATTCCTCGTCAGTGGGTGAAGAAGATTCAGAAGTTATAGTTTTATCTGGGGCCGCGATTAGAGCGTAATCTTCCTCTGTCTTTTTGATCTCTCTATCTAATTCTTCTTTAGTCATGTCTTCTAATTTACCTGTTAATCCTACCGTTCTGTTCCAATACAAACCTTCTACCTGACCTCTAGATCTTTCAGCATTGTGGGCTGCAGAAAAATTACCTTTTTTAATCGCAAGCTCTTTAATTCGATTTAATTCTGCTATGTGGTTTAGTTTAGTGACTTTGTGTTTTTCTAGCTTTTCTTCCTCTAATTCTTCCATATATTGAACAACCGCTGGGTAGGTTCTAGGATTAGTAAGATCATACCCACTTTGATAACTTCTTTTTTCAGTATAGCCTGCCATTTTTGCGGCTTCTGATTTACTCAAAGCTTTTCCTGTGTTAGGGTCGCCAAATACCATAAGTTGTGCAAACTTTTTTTGCATCGATGTTAGTGATCTTTTTATTGCCATAATTGACAATTTAAAATAACTATCCTATAAAGTCAATAATGTTTGTTAAACATCTACAGGAATACTTAGATCAATTCACTGATGGTAAAAAGGGCAACGCGGTATCCAATGCCACTATCTACATGCAGGTGGGTGGACATCTAGAAGAGGTCAGAAGAATCGAAGTGCAGGAGTCAAATATAATTGGACAAAGTGCTGTCCGTGTTGTATTAAAACCTACAAGATCAAAGTTAATTATTGCGCCTAAGACTCCAGAATAGACGTCCCTAGTTACACCTTGAAACCTGAGAGAAAATTATATGAGAAACTTAAGAGGATATCTAAGGATATTCTATGGACTAGAATTGAAAACCAAAGCCTATCTGGGACTCCTGATCTACTGGGCTATAATGTTAATAGCACCTTTTTCACAATAGAGTTGAAAGTAGCCAAGGGTGATAAAGCTCGCTTGTCCCCTCATCAAGTATCGTTTCATGTCATGCATCCCAAGAATTCTTTTGTGCTTGTGGAGTGGAAGGACAAACATCTGTTATTTGAAGGCAAGCAATCGCTTGCGCTTGTAGATTCTTCGTTGTCATCGCTTGATCCTATTGTTGATTCGCTTGAAGATTGTGTGAAGTATTTGTCTAGCTTGTAGGTCTATATTTAAGTTTTTCTAACTCATCTATGACGGCATCAAACTCACCGCAAGTACAGGTAATATCTTCATCTGTATCTGGTTCACCTTTAGCTTGCCACTCGCTATGTTTACAAACATGAAAGTCTGCATCTCTTAAATCTCTCACGCTTTGTATAATATCTTCTATTTTGTCATCATGTAATTGATCTGCTTTCATTCTTGCACCTCTTCTATTTCTTCTATTGCAAAGTCCCCCGCTGAATTAGACCAATCATTACTTTTGTAATCATAGGCACTTATTTCACTTGCAATTTTTTCTGCCTCTTTTTTATTTTTTGCTCTCACTTCTGTCTCATAAACAGCGTAAATAGTTTCACCTGCTGTGATTTTGTATGTTCTCACTCGTCCCCCTTTTCATCTGCATAAGCCGTTATGTAATCTCCAAGATTCATTTTAACTTCTACCATAGCTTGCGCCTCTGCATCTTGTTCGTCAGCTGCATCAAATGTTAAATTAAAATTCTTGACCCATTCTTTATCTACTTCTAATGATACTCTATATTTTTTCATATTATCCCTTCTGCTCGCTCGCTTTTTGATCTCTCTCTATTTCTGATTTAAACCATTGGACATCTATTATATTGTCCCCGTCATAGCCATATAAACCATAAATAAAACCGTCATTATCTTTTTTAGTATCATAAAATTTATGTAATTCTTCATCATACCAATTAACTTTTTTAACTTTCATATTATCCCTTCTGCTTGCTCGCTTGTTTATTTTTTATTTTTAAATATTTATTAAAAATTTTATGTATTTTATTGTAGTCCCCATTAGATATTTTTGACGTTGTTATATCATCTAAAAACTTATCAAATATATCCAATGTCTTACTTAATGTTTTTTTGTTTT